TGGCGATGAGCTCATAGACGGACTGCCATACGAAGAGATCGTTGCGCGGGCAGGTGAATACATCAAAGAGATCGGCGGGTTTGAAAAGCTCGCAGAATGGGGGCTTGTATGAGCCGGGAGCAAAACTACACCCGCGTTCAAACTGGTCACAGCGTAATACTATGGGCATTGTTTGGTGGACTGGTCCTATGGATACCAGCGATATACTTTACAATCTCCCCTAATCACTACTGGCACGCATAATGGCAAAGGGAAAGATACCAATCATAGACCGCGAGCAGCAGGTAAAACAGCTCGGCGAGTTGTTCCCCGGAGCGGTACTCAAGTCAATCAAAGAGGACAAAGGTATCGTAAGCCTGGAGTTTGAAACGGTCGGTGTGATCATATTTGCCAACCCTAGCGCTATCGGACTCGGTTTATACCAAGTGCCTCTCGGCGAAACGTCAAACGTAAATTAAAAAGCTGGCGGTAACGTGTGGGGTTATGACCTACGCCAACGTTCAATAGGAGCAATCCCAATGTAAGGCTTATGCCGTCGCCAGCATCCATACGTGAGGTGTGGTTTAAGCCCGAAAGCGCCCAGAAGTGGGCGTTTTTTGGTATTTAACAGAGAAAAGACTTGCAAACTATACCCAGTTTTGCTATGCTTGTTTATGTAAACAAGTAACACATGGAAAGGCAAAAAACCCATGAAATACGAAGTAACCGGCACAGACCACAACATTACTAAGACTATGAGCTACGAAGCGGTCCGGGTAATGATCAACAGTAATAGCACCGAAAAGATGCGCGAGAACTTTAAAAAGCTAGACGACCTCCAGGTAAACGACTCAATCGCCCTAACCGATAACTACGGTAGCGTCGGCGGCGGTCCAGTAGTAATAGAAAGGGTAGCGTAAATGCGCTGCCCTAACTGCGGCTCAACCGCACAATACCAAAACGGACAATGTGGGTGTGGCTATACTGCACCCACCCCTCCAGAAGGCTTTGACAGCTGGGAGGATTACGAGCAAGACCAGGCTGCTGCAGCCGAGACTATCGCCAACGGAGACTACTAGACTCCACGACCTGGGTATATAAGCTGGCGCTTGCCAGGGGTCGTTAAACTGCCTTGCCTAGTACAAGCCCCTGTGTGGGGTTTTTGTTTGTTTATAGCGCAATTACCCGGTCGGTCCAGGAAACGCGCCCTGTGGCGAGCCTGTGGGCAACACGAGGCGCTGTCGTGCCTCCATTGCCTATCAAACTGCCAATACTATCGTCATGATCTACCAATGAGGGCATTGAGTAGTAAATAGGCAGGTGGTTGCCGTAATAAAACCGCCCGACTCGTATATCGTACTTATCCTCCCGGAACATAGGGTCTGCGGCAAACTCCAGCATCGCTTCTATTTGGTCTGAAGGCAGGAGTATAGCAACGCCCCACATCATCATGTAATGGCTAAGGAATGATCCGTTTGGTGCTTTTTGCACTGCAGGGATCACCCGATCCTGAAGCGGTCGCACTTTGCCGGTATATAGCGAAACAACGCTCTTGACCGGCAATGCAGAAATCAAGCCCTCGATATTATCGTAAATATGCGGAGTCAGCACCGCGTCGTCCTGGATTACCAAGTGCCAATCACTACCAAGCACAATGCCGCCCTTCAGCGCCCGCTCGCCAGTATGCCACTCGTTGTTTAGCTCGTCCCAGATAATGTATACGTCTGAAAAGGGGTATTGAATAAGTTGTTTATACAGGGCTTCAGCTTCGCGCTTTCGTTTTGGATGAGCCATTATAGACACTGATATTTTCATAGTTTTGCTATCGCCTCCAATAGTTCGTCTTGTATATCGCTCATCGGCTTAATGAGGGCTGTTTTATGATCCATCCACTTCCAGTCGCCGGTAATAACGTCGTCCCGGGCAATTCGCATATTTGGTATGCCGTAACTGTCCGCTACTATGATCCCATGCAGGGAGCTGGAGAGTATAACCCGGCAGGATGATATTTTTTTAATTACGTCCTCGGCTGGCTCTGTGGCGTCAATGACGATGTCCGCGAATGGATACTCGTCCTGGTCTACATAGTGCCGCACAACGCCCACATTGTACCGAGTCGGCTCTTTATGCCATATACGAGAAGCCAAAAGCCCCAGATCGCCCATTGTAGCCTCTACACCGAGCGCTTTGGCAGTAAGTGCGCCCCGGACTGCTAATACGTTGAAATTATGCTCTGCGTCGTGAGTATGCCCCGATCCAGTACCGACAATGGTGGCATTGGGGTTTTTGCGCTCTGCAGGGTCTAGCATAGTGCCAGTGAGCAATACGTCGGCTTTTACAAATGAAACACGTTTGACTTTATAGCCTAGCTTGCGCAGGATGATCGCACCCAGCTCGTCTCCGAAGTTCCATGGCGACTTTGCCGGTCGCCACCAGTATGCATTGATTGTTTTCATTTGTGCCTCCACCAAGAGGTCGGACGTTCCTCAAACTTTTTGAATAGGGAAGTAACGTGTCGACCGTACTCAATAACGCCATCATATCGGGTATACATGAGCCGATTGAATATACCCATCTCCGTCTGGTCCTGTGGGTACTCAAAGTGATACAGGTACATATCGCGGCATAGATCCATTACTAGCTGGCGACGACCGCCCACCACACCGCAATTTAGCAAGGGCAGCGTACTGTTCTCGCGCAGCCAGGCATTGACGTTTGGCTCTTGGTGTCTAGTAAGCATCCAGGGTATAGCGACTGTGTTGCCCGGCTCATCACCAACGTATAGCTTACCTCGCTCTATATGAGGGAATGGGTTGTTGATCATATCGACGTCAGTAGCATCTACCACAAACACGTTGACGATGTCCTTACGGTTGCGCAGGTACTGCCACTCCTTAAGCCACCGCTCAAAGTATGGAGAGCTGCTTATATCCACCCTGTTTGGTAGATCAAAGCAGTTGTGTATTAGCACGAACTCCAAGCCCTGTGCCTCTACTGAAGCCTGGAGCTTTCGTATAGCACGCTGGTCCGGCAGCCATGCCTTGCCGCGCTGTACGTCCATTACGTTGGCAAAGTAGCAGGCTATCACCACGTCCTTGCCGTATGGCATATACTCCCGACTCGTCTGGGCAGCTTCAAGCAGGTGTTGGCTGCCTTCGTTCTGTTGGCGGCGATTGTCTATGCTGGTCCGGACTTCCTGGTGCTGATCCATTGAGTAAATCAGTTGCTCACTGCCCAGCACGTCCATGTATCTGAACGTTGTCAGCCCAGCGTTGTGTATACGCATCGACCAATCAAGGTGTTCATTCATAGCCATACCAAAACGCACGTCCATACCGCCTACAGTGTCGAGTACTAAGCGGTCGACGTACAACATACATCCCCTGGCATGAACGTGCGCTCTATGGCTAGCGTCCTTGTATATAACAGCATCATCGCCTACTGGTGTGCCGCTTGCCCATGCCTCGAATAGATACATCAGGTGGTGCTCTGGGCTGGTAACGTATGGTTCGGTCCAGCCTGGCGCTAATGGGTACGTGTCGTCGTCAAATAGGAAGATATGATCGCAATCAGCGAGCAACTCGAGGCACTTGTTCTTAGCGCGAGCAATGCCCACGTTTTTATCGAACCTATACACCTCAGCGCCAGGAATTCTTACGCGTGGCTGGCTAGCGTCGTCCACCACAACGATGCGAGCGCCAGGTGTTGCCGCTTGTATCTTGGCTAGCGTGCTAGCAGCCAACGCCTGCCGGTTGTGAGTAGTAATACCAACTCCGATTGATACTGTAGGCTTGTCGTCCTGCTTCACGTAAGGCACGCCATCGATCGTTACTTGCATAGTTTTCTCCATTCTTAACTGTATTTACTATACATCATTTAGTAGCGCGAACTCACCGAAGTATTGAATAGCTGCCTCGTTATAAGCTAGAGCCGCATCCCTCTCGGTAAGATGGTTACCTAGATAGAACCACACGCCATGTACCTTTATCCTTGCCCTCCATAAGTCTGCGGTCCGAACACGCTTCATACGTTGAACGCCCTTGTATTTTGAACTACCACCGGTGGAGACTTTGTTGGCTTGGTTGGTAGAGTGTGTTGCTATACGAAGGTTGTCTAGCCTATTATCTAGCTTGTTGTGGTTTCTGTGGTCTATAAAGTGATTACTATCAACGCCCATAATTAAACGATGCATCGATGTATATACCTTCTTACCTTCGATATAACAACACCCGATAGCGTAGCCGTTCGCACCTAGAGACCACTTGTGTATGCCCAATCCTGCCTGGTCGCTGTCTACTATGGCGTAACCATATCTTGCACCAACGCCCAAAGGTATCATTGTTAAGTTGTTTATTACTACTGCTGGTCGAGGTGCTAGCCTCATGGCTCGCGTAGTTTTTATGTGTTTAGTAATCATATTAGAAGTATTATACCATTTATATAACCTGTACTCCGTCACCAGCGGTCCAGAAAACAGTATTTTTATTAAAAAAAGTGTTCACTTTAATCATTTTTATAAACTTAATCGTTGTTAAAACAACAGGGGGGGGATCGCCCTTTATTTTCAAAATCCTAGAGTCCGCCGTATAAATACCGAATTTGTGGGCGCAAGTTTGCCATCGAAAAACGGAAACAGGCGGATTGTGATAAAATAATGTTATGTTAACAGGCACTACTCTATCGTTCGCGAAGCAAGTCCCCGGTACGCCGGATGCTATGGGCAACCCGGTCAATACGGTTACGAATATTGAAGTTGCTGATTGTCTTATTGCACCCATTACCGAGCCTGTGTCAGCCCGGGAGCAGCAAGCAGTCGAGCAAAGCAAAGACCAGGTGCGTATCCACCTGCCGAAAGCCTACACCGGCGACGTCAGCGACAGCGACGTTACCTGGGACGGCAAGGTGTTCCACCTCGACAGCGATGCCGTCGTCTTTATGGCTGCGAATACGCCCGGGCGTTGGAATCGCTACATACGAGCGGAGGTTGTAAATGGCTAATGTTGAAGTAATCGTTATTGATTGGCTCAAGACCTTTGTTGGCGTGCCGGTCAGCGCAGAGAAAGCAAAGACCCCTCCGGTCAGCTTCGTATTAGTCGACCGCACCGGCGGCGCTCGCGAGGCTATGGTACTCGACCGAGCTGAAATACTAATCGAGGTATACCACAAGAACTCCCGGCTTGCTGCCAGCGAGCTAGCCAACACAATCGGCGACAAAATCGTGGAGCTAGAAGCGGTCAGCGATAACATTACCCACGCGGACGTAAACTCGATCGTATCACTGGACGACTTGATTGGCGGTTACCGGCGCTATCAGGTTTATTGCGACGTCTACCACCGGCGCTAAACGCCTGTATAAATAAGTTGCTCGAAATACTTGTTGCAAATAATACGGTTGTGTTATATTGAGGATAGTCAGAAAAAACGGGTTACGCCCCGGAAAGGAAAAGCGGAGATGACTAAATACTTTACAAAAGATGGTGACGACTTTAAGGAAGTGGAAGATACACTTTTCACTCAATCCGAGATCGACACAAATATCATCCCTAAGCGTCTCGAGCGTGAACGCGCAAAGTTTGCCGGATTCGACGAACTCAAAGAGAAGGCTGCAAAGGTTGATACGATCAAGTCAGAACTTGAGAGCAAGCTAGCGGAAAAGGACGTCACGATTGGCGACCTAACCACCAAAGTGAAAACTGCGGAGCTAGGGACTGAAAAAGTCAAGATTGCTAGCAAGTACAAGCTATCTGATGATGCACTTGAGTTCCTAGACGGCGATTCTGTCGAGGCACTAGAAGCGAAAGCTGAAAAGCTCTCAAAGCTAGCTCCTGGAGGAAAAGTAGTCGTTAAGAAAACCGGCAAACCTGCTGAAGGCGAGGCGGACGGAAACACAAGCATCGCTCGTAACTTATTTGGTCGAAACAAAGCTGACGCTTAATTCAACCTAATATTTCACAAAGGAATTTAAAGCTATGGGTAATCCGCTTTACACAGATGCACTCGACTTAGCCGCACACCAGGGCGAAGCGTGGAGCAAAAACATCCGAGGTGGCGTCCTCTCTAAACTCGCCGCACAAGATCCAACCATCAAAGTAGGTGACACCGCTCACTTTACATTTACCGGCACTCCAAAAGCCGAGCTGGTTGGTGAAGGCGCTGATAAGTCCAGCAACGATGGCACGCCTACTAAGGCAACCACCAAGACTTACACGGTTCAGGTTACTTACCGAATGAGTAACCAGGTTCTATGGGAAGATGAAGACTACCAAACCGGCATCGTCGACAAATTGGTAGCAAACA